CTAGCCCAAGATATCAAAATAAAAAATACCCTACAAATAATTGCAAGCGATGGTGAGGGTTGGGAACATGTATCGGTTTCACTTCCGTATCGCTCACCAACGTGGGAGGAAATGTGCAAGGTGAAAGATTTATTTTGGGACGATGAAGATTGCGTCATTCAGTACCATCCACCAAAATCTGAATATGTCAATAATCATCCATTTTGCCTACACCTTTGGCGACCGCCGGACAAGGTTGATACGCCACCCTCAATTTTAGTAGGCATCAAACCAAAATAATCTTATCACTTCAAATAATAAATATGGAACCAAAAATCGTGTGTGGAGTTTGCCTATATGGTGACGGAAATTGGAAAGATGAGACTAGGCGTGGCGGAGCAAAAAAGCCCGAAAATCTTCCAATCTGCGAGAAGTGCAAAGCGGATTGCTGGATAACTGCCAGTTCGCCAGAGGGAATAAAAGCCATCGCCGAAGACCCATTATTGGGAGATAAAATTGGTTTCCAATCACCTTTCTAACATGTCCCCCCAAACACATAAAGAGCTACGAGAGGAGTTCGATAAACAATGGTCTAAGTCATTCATTAAAGCCGGCGGCCTTTATTGGCCACATAGGGATTCAATCGCCGACTGGTGGCTCTCTAAGATGGAGGAGCGAGAACAGCAGATAATAGAAAAAATCAAAGGAACCTTAATTGACGCAAATCACTCCGAAGAATATTTAGCTGGTTTCTTTAATGCAAAGCGTCATTTTCTTTCTCTTTTTACCCCTAATACCCCAACACCATGACTAAAGAAAAGGAAAGCAAAGTAATTTTAGATGCCTGTTGTGGGGGCCGGATGATGTGGTTTGAAAAGAAATATCCGTATGCTCTATATGTCGATAAGAGGATTCGCCAAAAAGGATTCATGAAGGTACGGCCACAATTCAGTATTGAGCCAGATATTCAAGCGGATTTTACCGATCTTCCATTCAAAAATAATAGGTTCAATATGGTGGTATTTGATCCTCCGCATACGATACGAAATAAAGAAGAGGGGGGGGTGATTGCAGAACGGTATGGTCGATTCACAATCGCCAGCTGGGAAAAAGAGCTAGCTCTCGGTTTTTCAGAATGTTGGCGAGTACTGAAGAAAAAAGGAGTATTGATATTTAAGTGGGCCGAAAGTGACAAAAAAATTGATCAGTTAATTCACTTTTTTCCGGCTAAACCCCTATTTGGGACCCGAGCTGGATCGAATTATAAGACTTTGTGGCTAGTTTTCATGAAAATATGACTAAAGAACAACCAGAGTGGGAGAAGAAACTTCGTAAAGAAGGCATTTTGTAGGTTATGGGGACATAAGTTTTTGATTAAATCCTCATTTGATAGAAACGGAGTATATGCCCCGTATGGAGAGATGTTTACTCTTCAACTCGATTTTTGTTGTCGCTGTGGTATTACCCGTGAAGAATTAAATAAAGAAAAATGATATACTTACTCAATGAATTGGCATAACCTGGTTGTTGTTATTTGTGGGGTGGTAGGGTTTGTGATGGGAAAAGTTCATTGACAATATAAAATTGTGTTATACTTCCACTAATATGGAAGAACCTGTTAAACACTTACCAAAACAGCTCGAACCTTATAAATGGAAAAAAGGCCAAAGTGGTAATCCTCATGGCCGCCCAAAAGGAAAAACTTTAAAAGAATTTGCTAGAGAATATTTGGAATCATTACCAGATGATGAAAAGATAGAATATTTGGCTTCTTTGCCAACAGAATTAACTTGGAGAATGGCAGAAGGTAACCCTACTAACGAAAATGATTTACACCTTAAAGGCGATTTAATTATTAAACGTATTTCTTTTGATGACCAAGGAAATAACGATACCTCACAACCTGAAACTCCAACGTCCACAGGATAATTACGTTATTGATTATCTTAAGGACAATCATCGCTTTGCGATTCTCGTTTGGCATCGCCGTGCTAAAAAATCTCGAAGCGCTTTAAATAAGCAAATAGGACGAATTATAGACCGAAACGCAGCAGGAGTATGCTATTACGTTCTACCAACCTATAGACAAGCAAAACAAGTCATATGGGATGCGTTAATCAACGACCACGTTCCGATAGAAATTATCGATAAGAAAAATGATAGCGAATTAGCGATTTATTACAAGAATTGTGTTATTCAAAGATTTATCGGCGCCGAAGATTATGACAAACATCGCGGTACAAACCCTTTCGATGTAGTCTTTGATGAATTCTCTGAAGAACCAGAAGAAATATGGACGGCAATCTTTCAGCCAGTTCTAATGGAAAATGGGGGAACAGCAACATTTGTCTTTACTCCTAAAGGCAAAAATCATTCTTGGAAGCTTTTAGAAATGGCTAAAGAAAATCCTTTGTGGTTTTGGAGCGTAAAAGGCGTGAGAGATACTCAAGTTTTTACTCAAGAAGAATTGGCAGAAATCAAACGAAATACTCCTACTGCACTATATTCCCAAGAATATGAAGTGCAATTTCTTGATGGTGCGGCTCAATTCTTTAAACGAGTGCGAAATAATATCTATCCTAAAGATGTCATCTTACCCGATAGTGGAGATTTTCAATTAGGAGTAGATTTGGCAAAATACAATGATTGGACAGTTCTTACGCCATTTAATCTAAATTATTTTGTGGTATACCCACAAGATAGATTTAATCAGGTTGATTGGAATTTACAGAAGGCAAAAATAGAAGCGACTGCTCGGAGATATAACAATGCTTTAATTTGGCCAGATTCGACAGGAATAGGTGACCCCATTATTGAAGATTTAAAATCTAGAGGATTAAATATTGGTGGAGAAGAAGGAAAAGGTTTTAAATTCACGGAAACCTCACGCCAAAACCTTTTAAACAATTTAGCAATTCTATTGGAACAAGATAAAATAAAAATTCCTGATGACCCAGGTTTACTCACTGAACTTGAATCTTTTCAATATGTTTTAGAGAATGGTAAGATAAAAGTCAGAGTTCCTGAAGGTCTTCACGATGACCGCGTGATGAGTTTGGCGCTGGCAGTATGGGGTATTCGTGAGCCGGTAAGAACTGATGTATTTTTACTGGGTAGAATTGAACAAAATAGGACTAAAGATAAAAGTTTTAAATGATTCTTGACATTACACATAGCAAACTATTCAATATTGACCCAGATAAACGATTCGCCAAAGAATATTCTGTCCCAGAAGGAACATGGATAGAAATATGGCGGCGATATAAACTGCTTGATTATTCTCATACCGACATAAAAGATTATTTGTTCATAAAATTTGCCAGAAATTTAAGTTATCCAGCAATTCAAAGATGGGTAATAAGAACAGAAATATATGGTATTGCTAATCCACTAGTGAAAAAGGGGGTTGTGCATGTCAATTCTGAAATCTTTAGAGAATGGGAACAGAATGTCATGGATGAACTATTTAAGATGATTAAATCTGGTGCAAGTACGACTTCTAAAACAATCATATAATTAGCCATTTATTTAATGTAGCTGTTAGTAAATCGATTTCTTTTTGAGGATTATGTGATAGTAGGGTATGGACCCTACCCAACCTCTCCCTACTAGTCAGCCACAATCTATTTTTGCGACTATTCGATTTGAAACTGACCAGTTTCTTTACAATTTCATTTCTCCGGTTCCAGGCTATGCTTTTAACCAATATCTCACTCTCAAGCGGATATTTTTATACTTGAGCAATCGATATGAAAATGCAGCCCTTTATCTAAATCGAGAAAAATTGTTTTATAACATTGTTACTCCGGCCGTAGAAGTAGCGAGCAAAATGCTCAATATCGATACAAAAGACATTCGTTTAATCCCCACGAACGATTCTTCTTATTTCCCAACTTATTTGTTAGAAAAAGAATTACGCCAATGGCTCAAGAAATCAGAAATGGGCCAAATCCTAAATCAGATTGCCGAAGAAGCACCTCGATATGGTTCAATACTACTTGAAAAGACCAAAGACGGCGCTCGGGTATGTGATTTACGCCGAACAATTCTTGACTCCTCAGTAGATACCGCAAAAGAATCTCGTTTTATCACGACAGTTCACTACATGACCGATACTCAATTGCGAGAGACCAATTGGGATAATGTTGAGCTTGCGATTCAGCGTTTTGCTACTACACAAGCCGCTCAACCATTTGAAGACCAATCAGGGAATCTTAATATCATGCGTTCTTCACCGCAGATTAAGGTATATAAACGCTATGGTGAAGTACCACGTTGGTGGATTGATGGCACAAAAGGCGCAGAAGGAGATAAAACGGTAAAATCATTATTTATCGTTGCTGGCCCAGATTTTCTTCAGCGTAATGCCCAAGGTCAGGTTCCAAATGAAATGGGTGTTGTATTGTTTAAATCAATTTGGCGTGGAGATTATCCATTTAAAGATTTTCACTACAACAAAATTAAAGGTCGCTGGTTGGGAATGGGTGTGGTAGAGACGCTTTTTGATGTTCAAACAAGATTTAATGAAATAAAAAATCAGCGACGGGTTTCAATGGAACTGTCAACTCTTCATTTATTCCAGACGAAAGATAAAACATTGGTAAGAAATGTTCTTACTGATTTGGAAAATGGTGATTTATTAATTTCGCCTAATGGAATTGAGCCGGTAGAAAACGAGGAGCGAAATCTCCCCGCTTTCAACGATGAAGAAGAAAGCTATGGGAATCAGGTAGACAAGCTTACGTTCTCCTACGAGGCAATTAGAGGCGATGCGCCCCCTTCTACAACTCCACTTGGGACGACACAAATCGCGGTAGCTCAAGCTACTGGAGTGTATCAATTCAAGCGTCAGAATCTCGCCTTATTTCTACGGTCATTCTTTAATGATTTAGTTCTTCCGCAGCTCATTAAAGATTTAACGCCTGAACATATCATGCGTTTTACAGGAACCTCTCAAGAATTAGATAAATTAGATAAAGCGGCTGCTGAATTGCATACTAATAAAGTTCTTGTAAAAATTGCAATGAATAATGGCCGGATTACACCAGATATCCAAAATCAGATTAGAGAAAAGGCTCTCCAAGAATATAAGTCTCTTGGAGTGAATAGATTTTTGAGAATCAAAGAATCTTTCTATGATGATGCGGAATTTGATTTTGATTTTAATATCGATAACGAACAAGCTGACCCGAATAGAACTGTAGCAGCTATCCAAGCACTCTTTGGTCTCTTACAAAATCCCGCTACGCTCCAAGACCCACGCATGAAGATGATGTTCTATAAAGCAGCAGAAAATCTTGGTATTTCTCCAGCCGAAATAGAGTTCGCTGATAATCAAGCGACAGAATTACAAAACCAAGGTCAATTGCCGAACGCGCCGAATCAACCAAATGGTCAAATTCTGTCGCCAGTTCAGCAAATTAAACCTAAACAATTAACACAATGAATTACGATTTAACGGGAGGCAATCCGTCAAAACCAATGCCAATAGAAGATAATTTCAAGAGAGACGATTGGGGTGGTCAGATAATGAATAACGCCGTTAATCCTGGCGAAACCAATCAGCGATTGGATGTAAATGGTAGTGATAATAAGCCATTTCCTCAAGAAAGAAATTTTACGAGAGATAATGACCCGAGTATCGGTAACTTTGAAAGTGAAACAGTTACCCAAGAAGAACAGGGAAATGTCGCCAATCAGTTTGGACAGATAAAATATGCTCGTCGAGAGGGAGCGACCTCAATCTACAAAGATATCACTCGCAATACCGAAAATGACAATAAAGCCAGTGCAAAGGCCGAAGGGAGTTATATTGGCTGTTCGATAGAAGAAGAAAATGAGGAATCACAAGGAATCTAATGCCTAAGACTGTACAAGCACGATTTTACCAAGACCCAGAATGGTATCAGGTTGAAGATATCATTTTAGAGTTTATCAATCCGCTCAAAGATATGAGCACGATTGATACAAAGCAACCAGCTGAGCACGTAAAAGCCGAAGTCATTGCTAGACGGCTTGCTTACGAAAGCTTAATCGGATTTGTACGTAGTTCGGGCTTAATCAGGCCAGAAAAATTAAAAGATATTAAACCAAATATATTCCAATGAATAATAAATATGAAGTAGGGATAACGCCGGATGACAACAATGATATTCGATTACCAGGAACGGTTAATCCCGAGCCGACGATGGGAGCTGGGGAATATAACTTTGCTCAACCGGGCCCATTAGACACAAAGGAAACCGCTGGTACTGTTGGACAGCCCATAGTAAATATTGGTTTCGGAATGGAAGGAGGAATGGTTCCACCGACTAATTCAAATGTTGATGTTCATAATTCTGATACAACTCTGAACATTACTAGTAGCGAAGAAAATCTGTCAAAGAAATATAAATATCCTCAAGTTAATCAGGATATCCCAGAAAAAGGTCGAGACCAATTTGAAGACCATACATAATCATGTCTTATAAAACTAAACCACAAGGCCGAGGAATAGTAAAAGCATTAGGCCAAAAGAAAACTTCCGGAAATTTCAAGAAAATTGAAAAGAAAGAAGGTAAAGGGGCGGCTATTGGTGCATTACAAAATAAATTAGCTGCTCATCGAGGAGAAAAACCAAAATTTGGAGCTTTTAAACAACACTAATATGCCACTTGCTAAAGGAAAATCTAAAAAGACCATCAGTAAAAATATTCGTACAGAAATTGCTGCTGGTAAGCCTCAAAAGCAGGCAGTCGCAATCGCTAAATTCTTGAGGGCATTAAGACACGGCTACCTCATTTAAAAAGCCAGTCTACGAGAAGGAAAACTCTCTAAACCATCTAACATATAGCTTATATATGGCAGAGCAAATTGAGACCAACGACTCTACAAATGTTGACGGCGCCCCTGTAGCCGGTGAAACAGCAGAGGAGCGTGCAAGCAGACTCGAAGAAACTAATAAAAAGTTATACGAGCGCACCAAGAAAGCCGAGGCAGAAGCTAAAGCTCTCAAGGAAAAATCTGCGATTAGTGAGACAGTAGCACCAAAACCTTCAGACATACTCAAAGCTGATGAGTTTAAACTTTATCGTCAAGGCTTTAATGAATCAGAAATTGATTTAATTATGCACAATGGTGGAGCAAAAATACTGGAAGATGAAAAAAATCCTTTAGTATTAGGACTCAAAGCGGCTAAAGAACAGCGATTGGCAGAAGATGCCGCCGCAAAAGTTGTGGATTCGACTGGGGCTTCAGATATTGAACGAAAGTTTACTGAAGCAGACCTTAGAAAAATGTCTAAAGAAGAATTGGCTAAAATATTGCCTCACACTGAACAATAATTATCATTTATGGCAACCGCAGCTAGTAGCTTAATCACTCCTGTACAGGTCTATTACGACAAAGTCTTTTTAGACCGAGCAAAGATTGAGCTTCGTCACGACTTCGGCGCACAAGTCAAAAATGTGCCACTGAATAGTGGTGCTGTCGTACGATGGACACGGTTTTCACCGCTTGCCCTCATTACGACCGCCCTTTCAGAAGCAACAAATCCTGCGGAAGTAGCAATGACTGCTACCCAGGTATCTGCGACCCTTGCAGAATACGGCAATGTTACTAACGTATCATCGCTATTCTCAATGACCCAGATTGATGTGGGTTTGAAAGAGCATATCGAAGTTCATGGCCAGAATGCCGGTGAATCTATCGACCAGCTCATTCGTAATGAATTACACTCTGGCGCAACAAGTCAGACTGTCGTTACGGCAACCGCCGCTTCTAACTTCTCGAACATTCACACCTCAGACGTGTTTACCGGTCTTGAAGTTCGTCGCGCAGTTCGCACCCTCAAGTTAAACAAAGCCCAGCGGTTTGAATCAGGCTTGTATCGCGGTATTATTGGGCCAGCAAACTCCTATGACCTTTTTGGTAATAGTGAATGGCTCGATGCTCACCGCTATACCACCTCTGATGCAATCGAGCGTGGTGTTGTAGGTAAGCTCCATGGTGTAGAGTTCGTAGAAACGAACAACCAATACGTTACTCTTTCTGGCGGCTTTTCGGCCGCTGTAAGCAACGTAGCAAACGTCTACGAGACCTATATCTTTGGCAAGAATGCCTATGGTGTTGTTAATCTTGGTTCTATCACAGCCCCAGTGGTTATTGTGAAGAATCCAGGCCCGAATGACACTTCTAACCCTCTGAATATGTTTTCGACAGTTGGCTGGAAAATGCCATTTGCCGTTAAGACATTGAACAGTAGCTGGATTGTATCCATTGCTAGTTCTACAGCGGGTGCAACAACTGCAACCTTCTAAGGTTGTACACAAAGAGCCACGCAGAGACCTTGCGTGGTTTTTTGCTGGGTATATAATTAATCCAATGAACGAGGTCACTACTCTGTCAATGCCACAGGGCTTTGATATAGACATTCTCATAAAGAACGGAAAAATCGGGTATACTTTTCAATATGATGGCCAAAATTACGGAACGGCTGTTACTCCTAAATCAAGAAAAGTCTCTGATATCGCGGCCGCGTGTCTGCTTTTAATTATTAATGCGGAAGAAACATATAAAGAATTAATAAAAGAAAAATGATTGTTATACCTGATTTTGAAAATGAGCTAAAAGCAATTGACCCAAGACTATCGATTGTCCCTAATCCTAACCGTCCACAAATAGCAAATATCAAGCTGGATGGAATAGATGTATGTCCAATTCCTCGATATGAAATTAAGGATGATTCAGACCCAGGCTATACCATAGAATTACCCAATGGGTCTCATGCCAAACACCGCTCACGTACCGAAGCCCTAGCGTACGTTCAACATATTTTAAAGTCTTTACAAACCCAAGATGGCCACGATGCCTTCTATCGAGAAAATGGCTATTAAAATTCACCTAGTAAACTATGAATTAGGAAGATTTGACGGCATTCTCTCAAAGTTTGCTTATCGAATGCGCGATGAATTAAAGAAACGAAAGGGCATAGAAGTGACAGTAGACAATGTTCCCAATAAAGATGCTGATATCAATCATCATATAAATTATGCTTCATATCGTCATGTGGATACGATTAATACTCTGATGATTACTCATGTCGATACTCCTTATAAGGAGGCAAATCTGAAAGTCGCCATGAGCACAGCAGATTACGGAATCTGTATGTCGATGGATACTTTAATTAAGCTTTCGGGCAAAGGATTTAATGATAAAAAGCTTGGGGTGGTCTTACCAGCCCATGACAATAACCCTCGTCGCTATCAAATTGTTTCAATTCTTACAAATGTTTATCCAGATGGTTGCAAGCGAGAATGGATGCTTAAAGAATTAGTAAAAACGCTAGACCATAAAAAATGGGCATTTAGAATTATGGGTAGTGGATGGCGAGATATTCTTGTGCCATTAGTGGCTGAAGGATTGCAAGTTGACTATTTTGCAAACTTCGACGATGTAAATTATCAAAGAATTCTTGAATCTTCAGACTATAATCTCTATTTCGGTAAAGATGAAGGTTCAATGGGAATTTTAGATGCAAAAAATGCTGGATTAAGGATAATTGCTCCAAATATAGGCTTTAATATTGATATCGGTGTCGATTATCCGTTTGATACTCAAAAAGAATTGAATAAGATTTTTAAAGAACTATCAGTAAATCCTGTTGAGAATTGGATATGGAAAAAATATTGTGATGAACACTTAAAAATATGGAAAAAGTTACTAAAATAAATCTCGCCTGCGGGAATGATTATCGAGAAGGGTATTTAAACATTGATAACCAATCGATGTTTCAGGGTAAAATTGATAGAAAGGCAAATATATTTACCTTAAAATGGAAAGAGAATAGTCTTGATGAAATATTACTCTTGCATTTTGCGATGTATATAGATTCTCTGGAGATGCCACTTTTATTAAGAAAGTGGAATTCCTGGCTTAAAACTGGCGGAAAACTTATTATCGAAACTGGTGATTTAAAAAAGATAGCTGGTACAATCTATCAATCAACCGAACCAGAGACAATTAATGGAACTAATGGAGTAATGCAATTATTTGGTTGGGCTAATATGAGGGGCCACAAATGGGCATGGTGTTATGAAACCCTTGAACCGCTCCTTAGACAAGCTGGATTTACTTCAATTTCAAGAGAGGATGGGGGAACCCATAATCGTCCAGAACGTGATATCACTATCACAGCGATAAAATGATAGAGATACAAGATAAAAAAGTGGTGGTGTTTGGAGGAGCAGGATTTTTAGGTTCTCATTTAGTAGACCACCTTATCGAGGATAGAAATTGTGATGTTTTGGTGTTAGATAATTTAATTGCTGGTAAAAGAGAATTTATCCATCCAAAAGCTAAATTTCAATGGTGTGATATCACAGGCAGTGAATGGGAACTTTATAAAATTCTTAAAGAATTCAAAGCTGAATATGTTTTCAATTATGTAGCCGAGCCATATGTTCCTGTTTCATTTGAAAGACCACTTAGGGTGTTCGATATCAATGCTTTTGGAGCCTTGAAAGTCATTAATGCATCTCAAGATGCCGGTGTACGAGGCATTTTGCAGGTTTCTAGCGCCGAAATTTACGGAGACGCCCCGGACCATAAAATTGATGAAAATTATCCTCCTCGGCCTCACTCTACCTATGGAGCATCGAAATTGGCGATAGATTCTCTTGTCCAAGCTCGTTTTAAAGAAGCTAAGACACCAGTGATTGCCTTACGGCAATTTAATTGTGTAGGCGAGCGAGAAACCCATGAATATGTTATTCCGGTCATTATTGAACAGCTAACAAAAGGTCGGAAAGTAAAATTAGGCAATAATTCTTTTAGAGATTTTCAATATGCCGGTGATGCAGTACGAATGGCTGTTGAGCTTTTAGAGAAGGGCCAATATGGAGAGGTATATAACATGGGAAGCGAAGAAGGAATACAAATATACGACTTAGCTTATTTAATTGGACAACTTATGAATGTCAAAGCTGAAATCGAAATAGACCCTAAGCGTTTTCGGCCATGGGATATTAATCATCTTCAGTCTGATAATACTAAAATCTATTCTGTCATTAAGTATCGTCCTCAGACTTCTCTTAAAGAAGCTCTGCAAAAAACCATTGATTATTATTATGTCAATGGAAATAAATGGCCATACGAAAAAAGCCCCTAATGGGGCTTCTCCAAGAGATACCAGCAAAACTCAATCACTTCTTCAGGTGCCCTGAAACTCAATCGAAAACTTTTATAACATTGTTCCCAGCGAGTTTCAAAAACAGCCTGAAAAATTGATTGAGATGAAATTCGATATCTCTCGGTTACTTGAAAAAGAGCAGTATGCATAAAGACCTCCTATGGAATATTATAAACAACTTGAAGAAAAATATGCAAAGTTTACTGATTCAAAATATGCTGTTACCTGTAATAGCGGTACTGCTGCTCTGCATTTGGGTTTACTTGCTCTTGGTATTAAACCAGGCGATGAAGTTATTGTCCCCGACTTTACAATGGCGGCTTGTGGGTTCGCTGTTTCTTATTGTGGTGCTACACCTGTGTTTGTCGATTGCGATATTACTCTTTGCATAGACTGGAAGCTTATTGAAGCCAAGATTACACCAAAAACTAAGGCAATTATGCCTGTCCATATCTATGGAAGGCTCTGCAATATGCCTGAAATCCTCAAAATTGCCCATAGACATGGTTTAAAGGTCATAGAGGATGCTTGTGAAGCCCAGGGCGCTGTGCGTTCGTCTAAGGCGGATATAACCTGCTATTCATTCTATAAAAACAAGATAATCCATGGTGAGGAGGGTGGAATATGCACTACAAACAAAAAAGAGTACGCCGATAGAATCAATTATCTAAAGAATATGGCCTTTGGAGATAAACACGATTACTTTCACGAAGAAATAGGATATAATTATCGAATGCCAGAATCGCAAGCAGAGATGATTCTTGGTTCACTGCGAGGTTATCCTAAAGAACGAGATAGACGTCGAAAGCTAGAAAAGGAATTTTACGGCAAGAATATCCATGATGCAGTATGGGTGCTTGATTATTTTGAGGGTGAACCTCTCACAACTTTTGTTATAAAGGGCTGGTGGATGATTAAAGACGGAGAGACTAGACCATTCTTTAAACCTCTTTCTTCTTTCCCGATGTATGGTGGTAAATGCCAATCTTCTAATGCAAAGTATTATTCAGAACGGGGTCATTATTTAAAGATATGAAATGGTTGGAACAAATTTTAAATAAAGAGGTTAGTTTTATTGTTGAACAAAGTAACTTCAAATCATTTAATGGAAAACCAATGTTTGTCCTTACATGGAAAACGTCCATTAATGGTAAAGAATATTCTCATTCCATTAATGCAGAATATTGGAAATCATTTGTACCAGAAATTAAAAAAGTGGAAATTGAAGAATTGATTAAGAAACTATGTCAATAAGTCTTTATACTTGCATTACTAATAACAAAGACCCAATTATTGAACAGAATTGGCCGATTACTCGTTTTATAGATTCATACGATAGATTTAAAGACCCGAGACGTAATTCACGGATTCAAAAAATTCTCTCGCATAAGTATTTTGACAGTGAATTTACCATTTATATCGACGGCAATAGAAAACTGTTAATGTCTCCTGAAGAAATTGTTGATAAATTTATGGGTGGATACGATATTGCCTGCTTTAAACATAATCTGAGAGATTGTATCTATGATGAGGCAATGGAGTGTGCGAAATTAAAACTAGATAATCCAGAATTGATTATTGAGCAGGCCAAATACTATGAAGACCATGAATATGCAAAACACAAAGGATTGGTTGAGGCTGGTTTCATTGTCAGAAGAAATAACAAACGAACTCAAGCTCTTAATGAAGCATGGTGGGCAGATTATTGTCGTTTCTCTCGTCGTGACCAATTGTCTTTTATGCCAGCAATAGATAAATCAGGAGTCATATTGAATGAACTAGTCTTTGAATATGAATGGCAACCCGATGGTTCAGTAAATAGAGGAGGAATTGTATCTTTGCATAATCACCTTAACTTTGATGGTAATTTTAATGACCCAAACAAATGAAGATACTTTTTTTTAGGAATGACTTTGCGGCAAATGTCCAGAGAAAAATTGAAGATGGATATGGAGGAGTAGGTTACTATCGAATCGTTAAACCCCATCAGTACCTTAAAGGACACGAAAAGGACATTGTAGGAATAAACTTAGATAAAAAGAAATGGGCCGATATCTTCAAGGAATATGATATATTCTGGGCCTCTTATTTTTCTGACCCACACCAAGCTTCTCAAATGTTCTTTAATCGGGATAAATTCAAGAAAAAGGTAGTTATTGACCTTGATGACAACTATTTAGATGTTCTTCCAACGCATCCCCTCTACGATAAATTTAAGCCTACCAAAAAGGATAAAGCTTTTGTTTCGACGATTCTTTCTTTTGCTGATGCAATCACTGTTTCCACAGAACCACTTAAACAACGTGTTGCTAGACATATGAAACAAGTTTTCGGTCTTGAAAAGAAGATATTTATTGTTCCAAATATGAATGAATTAAAAGACTGGAATTTCAAACCAGCAAAGAAAGATAAATCAAAAATTGTAATTGGCTATGCTGGTTCAAATTCTCATTATGATGACTTAAAGATGATGTTTCCAGCGCTGGCAAAGATAATGGACAAGTATCCTCACGTTTATTTTGAAAGTATGGGCTCAATTGGAAAAAGCAATCTTGATTTATTTAAAGTTTTCAGTGAGTCGACTCGCCTACGAAGCGACATCCTTCCTTCAAGTTGGGGATTTAAAGAATATCCAAAACTACTGTCTGAAATGAAATGGGATATTGGATTAGCGCCTTTAGCTGATAATGCTTTCACAAGAGGCAAGACACATATCAAATGGATGGAATATTCAATGTATAAAATTCCCACAATTGCTTCACGAGTTTATCCCTATTTTGTTCCTTGCTTTGACCGAGATACTATTATTCACGAACAAACAGGTCTATTAGTACAACCGAGCGAATGGTTTGATGCTCTGGAAGATTTAGTACTCCATGAAGATAAGAGAAAATTACTTGGACAAAACGCTTTCAATTACATAAAAGAAAATTGGCAATACGGAGAGGAATTTTCTTCTGCAATAGATAAAGTAATAAAGGGCTTATAATAAGCCGCAAAAACTGGTTATGTGTAAGTAAATCCCTTCTTTTTTAAAGAAGGATTTATACTTTATTCATGTCGTTAATGTTCAATGATGTTTCTGGAAAGCAGGGTCTTATCCAAGAATGTGAAACCAATATATTCGGTGATGAAGGTTATGGAAGAATTTCCGGTAATACTAATCTTCTCGCAACGTTCACCAGATTACTAAATGAAGCACAGAATACTGTTGCCTCAATTTTAATGAAGGCGGATGGCCAGTGGCAATGGGATGATAATAACAATACTGATTTTCCAATTGCTACCACTAGTCTTATTACGACGCTTGGTTCGGAACAACAAGACTATGCATTTGATATAACTTTCTTAAAGATTTTAAGAGTTGAAGTGCTCGACAATACCGGAGCTTGGCGGCTTTTAAAGCCAATTGACATGGCCAATATTTATGATGAATCGCTTACAGATTTTCTAAAGCAAGCAGGATTACCAGAATATTATGACAAAATCGCTAATTCAATTTTTCTTTATCCTAAACCCTTGGCAACTTCAGTAACTTCCACCAATGGATTAAAAGTTTATTTCCAAAGACCACCTTCATATTTTACGGTCGCCGATACTACTAAAACTCCTGGATTCTACTCAATTCATCATCGTCTTGTGGCTCTGATTGCTTCTAGGGACTATGCCATTATGAATTCTCTTACTCCGGCGCAAGCTCTAGGTAAGATGGTAGATGACCAATCAGAAGCTTTAGCCGAAGATGTTGCCCTTAGAAATAAGGATGACCATATTAGATTAAGCGGAAAACAATTTTTATGGAGATAATTAAAAAACTTTTACACACAAAACTTGGTGCTCGAATTGGTTTTACTATTGGAATCAGTGGCTTCAACAAAATTGAAGTAAAGCATAAACGTGGTGATTCAATTATTAGTAAATCATTTGGATTTAACTCACGAGTGAACAAAGGAGCAGATTTAATTGCTTCATTAATCGCTGGCTCGGCTCAAAATAGCATTTCTTCGCCACTTCCACCGCTGTATATTGCTTTATCTACGAGTAGCCTAACGCCAGCTAAGACCGATACGGTTTTAAGCGGGGAAACAGCCGTTTCGGGCCTTACAAGAGCACTTGGAACGGTGGGAAGCTATACAGTACCTTCAACACTCGATGGGGCCGCCTCTTATGTCCTATCAAAAACATTTACCGCTGGAGCTTCAGCTACGATAGTTTCTGCGGCGATATTTGATGCTCCTTCTAATGGTAATCTTTTTGTGGAAGCAAATATATCTTCATCGGCTGTTCTGTTGAGTAATGATACTCTTACAGTTTCGTGGACTATCAATCTTTAATATGGCTATCACAAGAGATGTAACAAGTACTGGAAACGGAAACCTGAATAACTCGGGGGGAAATATCACTATTTCTCACAATAATTCAGGAAATCTTCTTTTGGTATTTGTGCAAACTTCATCTCCAGGAGGAGGATTTCCTACTCCGACAGTGACTTATAACGGCGTGTCAATGACAATGGCAGTAAATAATGGAGGAGGAGGACAAAATTCTTCTTATTTATTTGTTCTCAAGAATCCAGCTACCGGAACACATAATATTGTAGTAAGTGAGAATACTGCTGGAAGTGACCCAGCTCAAGCAATTGCTGTCTCATATAATAATACTAATACTGGAACAGAACCAGATATAACCACCACCTCATCTTCTAATGCTTCATCATTTGCTACCTCTCTCACAACCACAAGAGATGCTGATTGGGCCGCTTTATTTGTTATAAACATTGGAGATACTAATACCCCTTGGAGTGCTGGTACTAATTCAACAGCAGTCAACGCAAATCATATTTCAGGAGTATATGCTACCGCTTTATTTGATACTCAAGGATATAATTCTGGTCTCGGAATCATTCCTGCGGGCTCCTTTGCGATGACAGTAACAAATAGTGATACAACTAAAAGTGGTAAATCAATCATGGTTGCTTTTTATTCTGGTGATTCTATAGCACAAACAGCTAATCTTTCAGATTCAATTATGAATGGCGCCTCTCGCTCAGTTTCATTGGCAAAATCTCAAGCATTAATTCGAGCATTTTCTGATTCAATTCTAAATGGTGCTGGCCGTCTAGTTTCTTTAGCTACTATTGGTGAATTGTGGCACAAAATTACTAAAAGTATTTCATCATGGACTAATCAAAATAGAGATTAACATGGACGAAATTACTCGATTAAACAATAGAATAACCAAACTTGAAAAGGATATTGAAGCCCTTAAAAGTGCTTTCAGTATTCCATTAGAAGTAGACCAGGCGCTTACTGGTAGAGGATTTTTAAAAATCCCCGTTACAGTGAAACCCTTAGTAGGGTCGAATGATTATTACGTGGCCACTTCTAATGGCGGTTCACCTACGACTAAGATAACCATAAGCAATGGATTACAAATAGCATGATTACTTTACCAAGCGTATCGGGTGGACGATTATGGGAACAAAATAACCGAAGCGATGTTGTCGGAAGCCTTTTTTCATCTTTTAATCTTAATCTCACCGAACAGCTTGGAAAAACGAAAGTATCACCGAGAATGGTTATTACCACAAATGGTATAACTGATTTTGGGACTCCTGTTGCTTTTAAAGAATATCTCTCCAATTTATACACTATTGCTGGTAACTATATATTTCGAGCGGCCGGCGGAAATCTTGAGACTGCTTTTGTAAAAGATGCTCAAACAAACTCTCCAGGAAATTCTTTCTCTTCAGATATCTCCGATTTAGAAGTATTTAATAATCGATTATATGCAGTTGGAAGTGGGTCAGCTAGTTTTTGGCGTTTAGATACTACAACATGGACAGGTCTTTCGAGTTTGAGTGTTTCAGTTAATTCGAAGATGTTGAATTTTCTGAAACTTAATCGACTTTATATTGTAACGACAAACCAGCAGATTATCTCAATGGATACCGGTGAATCATTCGCAACAAGTGGGTCGAATAGCTTCTTGATAAAGAATAAGGATTTAGTTATTACTTCTCTAGTGCAGACCTCAAATCTTTTATGGATTTTAACTTTTAATCAACAAAATGGTCAGGGCTATGTATATAGCTGGGATGGAGCAACGGCCGATACTCCGACAGATATTCATCCACTAGATTCTCGCGGTGCTCTTGCAGGAATTGTAAAAGATGGCGTGCTTTATATTATTGATATGGATGGAAAGCTTCAATACTTTAATGGTCAAGCTTTTGTGCTTGCACCTAACGGAAGATTGCCGATAAAGCAATTCAAATATCTCAAAAATCCTAATACTCTTCTTAATAATCGTTGGATTCATCCTAATGGAATAACCTTGGTTGATGGACGTATCAATATACTCATTAACAATGAAAATTACGATTTAAATAAGACTATTCAAGAATCATTGCCCTCTGGTATTTGGGAATATGACGTAGACATGGGTTGGTATCATAAAAATGCCCTCACTCAATATACAATTATCGGGGCCACGATTAATGATTATGGCCAAAATAGGATTTCACGTGTCGGAGCACTTGCAAATATCAAAGTTCCTGATATTGGTTCACCAATTGTAGGTACTTTAATCGCGGGTGCTGATTATTTTAGCGATTCCACCTCAAGCACAGTAAGCGCCGCGTGGACAAATGATTCTCTTGATACTATCCAAAAATATGGATATTTTGTAACAAATAAAATTCTTTCTCCGAGAGTGCAGGATGCATTTGGAAGGACATTTTTAAGAATACGAAAACTTTTAAACAGTACCGACCGAGTTATCGTAAAGGCGCGCTCGCAAGATATCCCTGCTCTTGAACCGGTTACTGTGACGTGGACTTCTTCTACAAGTTTTACTACCACGACTGATATATCAGCCTATTCACAAGGTGAAGAAGTAGAGGGAACACAGGGCCCAGGTTCGGGAAAATGTGCAGTTATTACTTCAATCAATAATAACTCTGGTACATGGGTAGTTACTCTTGATGATACCTTAGGGGCCTCAAATGGAACGAGTAAGGTGCGCTTCCAGCATTGGAAGTGGGTAGGAACCCTGACAAATCAAAGTAATACCAACCCAATGTTTAATATCACAACTAGTTCTGGTTGGATTCAGATAAAAGTTTGTATGTTGTTTACTGGCAATAACGAATTTATTGACCTTAACATTGAGGAAGTACCCAATCTGAACTTAGCTAATTACGGTAATTATAATTAATATGGAAAACGATAAAACAGTCTATCAGGGAGGGGCAACACCATCGACAACACCACTTACACTGGCGCCGGTTACTCCTGGAAGTATCAGTTCTCCTTCAAAACCGCTCACTCCTAGTGATGTAAATTCAATTATTAATAATACTCCAGTTGAAACTTCGCCTTCTGCAACAGATATTCAAACACCTCCAAAACCTGCGATTGTAAGTCCTAATCCAGTTGAAACTTCTCCTATTGGAGCAAGCGCTGCTACTGATTTTTGGAATAATAAAATCAAAACAGATATCCAATCTCAACAAGACCAAGCTGAAGCAACCGCCGAAGCAAATCTTAATGCCTCAAAAAGTGATGTCCAAAGTCTTGTAGAAGGTATTACCGGTGTTCAAAAGACTCAACCAGCTCTTGAGGAGAATTATCAAATCCCAGAAAAAACGCTTCAATTGCAAGATATTACCTCTCAAATTGATGCCAAAAAGTTTGAATTACAGCAAAAGATTGCAGCTTTAAACAGTTCCGGTGCAACTCAGGCGGGCGTACAAGACCAAGTTCAAGAATTAACTCGTGTCGCGAATATTGATATTGCCAATCTTTCAATCCAACAATTAGCTCTTTCTGGATATATTACTGCTGCTCAAGGAATTGTAGACCATAAAGTTCAATTAGAACTTGCTCCCCTTCAGACACAATTGGCAACTGCTCAACAATTCTATAATGATAATAAGGATTTATTTACTAAGGCTCAAGATAGACAATTCCAAGCAAATCTACAGGTTCAACAGCAGCAGTATGATATTCAAAAGCAAGACCGAACATTAATTGGTCAAGCTCAGGTAGAGGCCGCTCAAAATGGCGCCCCACAGGATGTTATTAAAGCCATGGGAAATGCCGCTACTGTACCTGATGCGGTTTCAGCCGCTCAAGGTTATCTTACAAGCGGTAACTTCCAAATCACCACTGACCCAGCTACCGGAGAGCCAATTGTATTCAATGCTAAAACTGGTCAGATTGTTGGTGGAAACAATAACGGTCAGTCATTTAATGGCGGCGGGACAACTCCAGCGGTTGCTAATAATAATCCTGGTAATCTAAAAAATCCTGACGGAACATTTAAGTCTTTTCCTACTATGCAAGCTGGATTTCAGGCGCTTGAAGATGATTTAAAAGCTAAAATGACTGGCGCGACTTCTACTAGTCTTACTCCTCAAAGCACTATTCAGGATTTTGCAAATGTCTATGCTCCGAAATCTGATGGAAATGACCCCGTGGCGTATGCCCAGTCAATTGCTTCACAGCTTGGCGTACCAGTAACTACTCAAATTGGAAACTTTACCAATAATATTCGTCCGTTTGCTCTAGCAGTAGCTAAAAATGAGGACTCTACAGCAGCAGCAAAAATTGGTCAAGAAAATCAGCCGGCTTCTACATCAACCGCTAATCAGATTATTTCTCAAGCTCCTGCAATGTTGCAACCGGCAATGAGCTTTACCAACTCAACTGGGGATGTATATATTGACCAAAGCAAAATTCCAGACAATCTTAAAATTCTTGCTCAGAATTATGCCTCAAAGAATAACATTCCTATTCTTTCTTCTTCACAGGTAAGCGATTTACAGTCTCTTGATACTGCTATTGCAAATATTAACCAGGTTCAATCAAAGTTTTCTGAAATTGCTCCATTCGGGCCAGCGGGGAAGATTGGTTCGGCTTTAATCGAACCCTGGAGTAAGATATTCAATACGGATTATGGCTCAAAAGTAAAAGCATATCAAACTGGGACATTTGAGGCTGCTCTTAATAGTTTAAAAATTATTTCTGGTAGTTCAAGACTATCTCAATTTACAAGTAGTATTTCTGGAGATTCTCTACCACAATTCAAAAAATCGATAGGACAGGCTGTTGGTGGAGATACATTAAAAGATGGTCTAAACAAAATAGCAACAGTTAAAGGTTATTTAAATGATGCCCTTCATTCATTAATTCCAAATGCTGCTGGTGTTCCTATTCCTACTACTCAAACTATTAATTCAAACGGCATGATGTTTGTTGTAAACACGGATGGAAGTGCTACCCGATTAAAATGAACCCACAAATAGGACAAACAATTTCTCCTGAACAGTTACAATCTTTAAAAGGTGGAACTGTTTCAGCCCAAAATACGGCCATATCTAGCCCTTATTCACCTACTTCTCCCAATATCACTCCTGCAACAGTTCCAATCGGCCAGACGATTCCAGCCGGACAAGTAGATGTTCTGAAAAATACTCCTTCTACACCTGCACCAACTAGTGGTTTTCATCCAATGCAAGAATCCTCCGATATTGAGGCTGCTGGATTAAATACTATCGGTAAAGGCTTCAAACAGACATTTAATTCAAACGGAAATCTAGGTGAAGAAGTTAAAGGAGCATTGAGTATGACGGGTGGATTAGGAGAAGCCGCCTTTTCTCCTGTTTCAGGAACTTTGTCTGCTGTAAGTAAATTACCAGTGCTTAAACAAGCATCAGATTTTGTAAATAAATATATTGTAAATCAGGCTGCTACAGATATAAATAATACTCCAGTTATTGGCCCAGCACTACAGAAATTCATGGCTAAATATCCTGATGCGGATGAAATAATTAGCAATATTATTAATACGGTTCAATTAGCAACTCTGTTTGCTGGTGGTGGAAAAGTTAACAAAAAATTAAACGAAGTTCCACCGGAACAATTAGCACCAGATATTACAGCTCCCATAGAAGCTCCCCCAACACCGCCAGTTAGAACTCCAGAGGAAACAGCGCAATTGCAGTCTGTTGCAGATGATTGGGAAAAACCGACGACAATAAACAAGGCAAGCTATAACAAGGCTCGAGCAATTCTTGATAAATCACCAGAAACACCTCAATTTCTAGCAGAGAATGGTCTTGATCCGTTTACCCATATTGAAGATGGTAAATACGTTACAGAAACGACCGCACAGGGATTGCGAGATAGTGCAGGAAAATTGAGCGCCGATGGTCTTAGGCCATCACTGCAACTTGCTGATTATACTACTCCAAAAGTAGCTATTGGGGATTTACCTACACCGGATATTAAAACCACCGACTTCAATGTTACTCCAGATGATGCTGAATTTATTCAGAATAAGATAAATTCAAAACTCGATGCTCTTGAAAGAAAATATCCGGAAGGAATGACCTTAACTAATATGTTGGATGAAAAAATAACCTTTGATAAAAATGGAGGTTATAATCCAATTAAGGCTGCTTCAGATAATAATAGTGCAATTGCTAATAGGGCCATCGCTAATTCATTACGCCAAGCGCTGATTGATAATGTTCCTGATGATATTCCAATAAAAGAATTTAATGCTGAACTTTCTAAGTATTATCGGGCCGCAGACTATCTTGATTCGTTGAATGGAAAAGCCGCTCCGGTATCTTTTGGTCAACAAGTAGCACGATATGCTGCAAAATTTGGTATGGCCAAGCTTGGTGGTCTGATTGGAGGAGATGTTATTTCTGAATTTGCTGGTTATCAGATTGGTAAAGCTCTTGAAACATTTGTCGAGAATCTTACTAATCCAATGCGAGACTCTTTCTTGAGAAATCTTAAGATAACAAACCCAGAAGCCTTTACTAAAGTCTCTGAATTTATCTCCAACGAAGAAGCCGCTCGTGCAGGTCGAGCGCTATTACCAAGTGGAATGACAAATGGAGTACCGAATATTATAAACGCTGAAGCACCAGAAGGAGAAAGTTCGGTGAAATCTGTTCCTGCAAAGAAATTACCACCAAGTGTAGACCCAAAAACAGGCAAATTTAAGACAACTTATTCATCATCACCATAATGATTTACCGTGTTTTTTATTATAAGCCATAGCGATAGCGCCACATAACAATAACAATATAATTAACATATGAATATTATACCATGAATAATCTAACAGAGCAACAAAAGAATAGGTTAATCACTCTTTCAAAGGTCATAAAAAAGGGAGATATGGCTTTACTTGAACATATGTTCCAGATAGAAGAAATCCTAGAAAAGAAGCTGAACCGCGATGAAATTAAAGCTCTCTTACCTCATGTCCGTGATGGTAAAACTCCTAGCGAAGATGAACTTAGAGAGATAATCCAACCATTGATTCCAGAACCAATTAAAGGTGATTCTTATGTTTTAACCGAAAACGATAAGAATGAAATAGCCCAAAAAATTCAGGTTCCTATTGTCGATAGAATAATCGAACGACGAACAGAGGTTCAGAAGATTGAGGTAATAAAAGAACAGCCAATTGTTACTCAATTCATTAAAGAGGTTGCTGTTGCTGATAGTGCAGATACTATTCGTAATAAACTCGAATTACTACAAGGAGATGAAAGATTAGATGCTAAAGCCATTAAGGGTTTAGAACCATTACAAAAGATTGATGATATTGAGCGAATAGCAAAACTCAATGCCTTTAATCCAACAATGGGCCCATCATTTGCTGACCTTGCGGCTATAAATTCACGGATAGATAATTTACCATCAAATCCTTCCTCTGGTCTTTCCCTCCTCACTCCCACTTCTGGCCTAGTTAATGGCACAAATCAAACCTTCACCTTTTCTAAAGCTCCTCAAGTTTTATTCACCGAAAATGGTTGGTTTCCACGACAGAATAATGGTGTAAGTGATACAACCATTAATTGGACAGGTACAAATCCAATCACATTTAATACCGAAAAACCAAATTCATTTTGTTTCGCATTCGGTTAATTATAATAATATGAAAACAATCACAAAAATACTTTCGTTCATTGTCGGTCTTGGTTTAATGTTTCCATTACTAGCTCTAGCCACTAGTACCGTAAGTTGGATTACTCCAAATGGGTCTGCTCTAATTCAACCCAACATTGTTAATGGAACTGACCCTTCGGTAAATGTCTATAGTACACTTTCGGTCATCAATCCTGCTGATTCTAATCCGAGTACACAAGTTCACTTTCGATGTACTGCTATCAATAATAGTTGTACTACTCAAAACAACACGATTGATACATTTGACGGAAGTGGAGATACTTTTTGGAAAGGTCAAATGAAGGTTGGGGTTACGAATACGGTTACAGGCAAGCTAGTCGTGGAAGGAAGTGGCAGTGAGATATTTAGGGCCTTTGACCAAAACGCCAATGAGGTATTCACGATTACAGACTCCGGTTTTGTGGGCATTGGTACTACAACTGGTCTAGGGCTGTTTCATTCTTACGCTCCCGCATACATAAACGAAGGGCAGAATGTTGAAATGAATCTTCCCATAGATATCAATTTAAGTGGTGCAGGTGATACAGCACTTGAGACCTATTTAAATGGGTATGTTGTAAATCAAGATGCTGCTAATGTTCTCCTTTCAACTCACGATGACAATACAGGCTACATTTATGGTATCTCAAGTGTAGACCCAAATGCCCTGAATTATTTTGCTGGGGAAGTAGGTCTTGGCACTTCTAGTCCCACCTTTGGGTTATCGGTTGGAACTTCCACGAACTTTACCAAAGCCATGAATTTTAATGGCAATCCTGGTACAAGTGGCATGATTTTGAAATCAAACGGCTCGTCTCTGGCTCCAACATGGGTAGCAACCTCAACACTCGGCATCACCGGCAGTCAATGGGTCACTTCCGGTTCAAATATCTACTACACGGGCGGAAATGTGGGCATCGGCTCCACCACTCCGGCCGCCCTCCTTGGCGTCAACGGTGCTGGTTATTTCGGTGGCAATCTAACGGCTACCGGTACGCTTTCTATTCTCGATACCGGTTCTTCCACGTTTTCGGGTTCGATCAATTCAGCTTCGGGAAATCTTGTGATTCAATCAAATGGTTTAGCTAATGCCATTTCACTAAATAGATATGGTGGCAATGTTGGTATTGGTGCCACCTCAACTCCATCGGCATCCTTGAGCGTTGTGGGCCCCACTAACATTGGTAGGTCACCAATTTTTACCGTCGCCAATCTAAATAGCGTTCCTCGTTTTACTGTTTTGACTGGTGGAAATGTCGGCATTGGTACAACCACTCCAAACGATAAACTTGACATTACTGGCCGGACAGTAATTACGAGTGCAGACGGCGACACCCAAACTCTTGCTGTTGATGGAAATTCAGACCATCTTGTTCAGATTCACTCGGCCGATGATAGTCCATGGCAAGTTGGTATTTATAACGATAGCTATTCTCAAAGTACCCCTGGCATGGAGTATTTTATTTGGTCTGAAGATAGCCATTTTGGATATAATTCTGGGGATTTTGAGCAAGGAACTCCAGCAAACACAAAGTTTGGTATCTATACGAATGGCTATACAAATGTCCGATTGACGATTGATGGAAGTGGCAACGTTGGGATTGGTTCAACTAGCCCGATTGCTCCACTGGTGGTAGTCGCTAATAGCGGAACCACCACAATCATCCATGGGTCGGCCACCCATCCCTCCTGCGATCAGTACTATTCTGCTAATGGTACGGTCTATAAAACAGTTATGAGCAATGCAGGTGTCTTGACAACTACTGCGGGAACCTGTCCATAATTATGATCGAAGAACCATACAACAACCGAGAGATTGATTTACGCTTCAAGGAACTTGAGGAAAAAATTACTCGTAATCATCAGGAAACACTCGAGAAGATTTCCGAGAGTAATCGTGTAAGCCACGACAAGCACAAAGAAACGGTAGCGTTTCTCTCTGAAATTAAGAACCAAACCACTAAGACAAATGGAAACGTTACGTCTTTAAAGCTCTCTCGGGCTTGGATGACCGGAGCGATTGCGGTCATCATCGTCATCGTGCTTCCGCTTATTGTCTACATCTTCACAAACTTACAAGCTCAAATACACGCACTTAAATGATTCTCTCTGAAAACAAACACGGCAATGGGGCAATCCACTCACCCATCAAGACAAAAATTCGGCGAATTGTTCGTTCGAGAGTAGGACGGTCTTCTATTCCTTTTAACTGGTCAGTGGGAGTAGATAGTACAAAAGGTTTAGATATTCCCATTAAAGACCAAGGCCAAAGCTCAAGCTGTGGGGGACAATCGGCTTCATACGCTATCGCAATCGCCCTAGCCCTCTCTAAACCACCATACAAAGAACTTTCAGCTAAAAGTATCTATAGTGATATTGTGTATCCGGGTGGTGGGACAACAACAGGAGCAATTGAAAAGCAGGTCATAAACAAAGGGGTAGCTGATGAAGCCCTTGTACCATCTCAACCACCAACCGAAGCTAATCTCACTGATAGGTCATGGGAAAATCAAACAAATGTTATCAACGCTCTTGAAAAGGCCGGCTGGAGAGCGCTTTCGGTAGGTAGAGATATAGAATCATTTGCCGAAGCGATACGAGACTATGGGTTTGTCATCATGGAAATCACTGGACAGAACGGAAATAATCCCTCGTGGCTTTCTCCCTATCCGCAACCACCTCAAAAAGGAAACCCCAATCCTCTTTGGCATCATTTTGTTTGTTGTGTATCGGCCCGAATTGTCAACGGATTTAATTCTATAGATTTTATCAATTCGTGGGGCGACCAGATAGGATTTAGAGGCCATCAATTCATCACTCAAGAATACTTTGATAGTGGATATATCATCGACGCGTTCACGTTTGAGCGAAACATCCTACCACCGAAGCCCCAAGACTGGTGGAGTATATTTGTGAATGCATTACAAAGATTGTTCTCATAATGATGAGGCAAGTACCGCCCTTGTAGACTTTTTTAAGTAGGGGTAAAATAACTATGAGGTTCCCTGCCAGGCACGATTGAAGGTGTTCGCCGAATAATCAATAAGGCGACTCGTTTCCCTTTGGGGAAACCAGATCGACACTCCATTCAATCGTGCCTGTGAGGGAATCTCGGAGGTTCTTTTGATGAAGTGCGGTGGCGTGGCGGGAGCTAGCTAGTTCCGTGTCCGTATGCTGTTATGCCCTAGGCATCGAAAGGGGATAAGAACGGAAGTCGTACTCCCAACCAATTCCCAACGGATACCACGATATAGTAGGTGGCATAGTACTGCTAGACCGCATTTCACCAAAGGAATCTCACTTGTTCATTGACTAAAATATGGTGTCGCATAATAACGCTGTAGTGGGCATAGTGCATTGGGGATGGAGAAAGGTCAAACCGAAACCAAGTTCGAGGGGAAAGAATTCAATTCTATCTACACTACGAAAGTGCCTCCAAAACTGTGAATGAGGCCAGAGGGTTAAACAGCCATTCTAAATTGTACAATGCGGGGAATGGTGTCCTATTTTGAGCAAGATGCCGACGGTCAGGCAAGCCCCTTCTGATACGCTTGGGAGCGTAAAGGTTGCAAAAATAAAAGCCCATCGACCTCCCTCGTTGTGATGAAATGATTGAGTCACCGCCATATCTTAGTCCGTGAACAAATACCACACGAGGCAAGTCTAGTGAGATTCTCGTCGAATATCACGCAGACCGAATAATGAACGAGGTGGGTTAAATCGAGGAGGACTGGTGGTTGTGATTTTCGTCACATAAACTATTGGATAGTCCACAGAATCCTCGATTTAGCCCATCTCTAGCACGGCAAGAGATAGTTTAACCATCATCAAATACTTAAAAAGCCTTGTTATTTTTCTTGTTTTCCTTCTCATAGTTACCGATTCGGCTGATATTAGACCCAAGACTGCTTACTCTGACGTAAAAGGCAATACGGTTGTCATTGGCAACGTTTCTCATGAAACTCACGACCAATTTAGCCAATCGCCTAATATGGTCTCCGTAGCCTCTACCACGCCTCATCAGGCCCTAGAAAAGGAGGTATTCGATTACTATGCCGATCATCCGCTTTCTATCTCCACCACGACCCTTTATTGGCTCGTAGAGTGCGAATCGGGATGGGATATTACCTCAACCAACCGAAACAAGAACGGCACGATTGATTGGGGGTTATTCCAAATAAATGACATTCATTTCGGCGAAGCTGAAAGCATGGGCCTAAATCCCCGTATAATGCCCGACAATATGGTCTACGCCTTTCATCTGATAGAACGTAACCGATTAGCCGACTACACCGCCAGCCGTGTTTGCAGGATTAAGAATGGGTCGGTAGAATAAATGTGCCCCTCAACGGACGGATATAGTTTTCAAGCACACTAGCCCCGAAAGGGGCTTTTGTGCTATACTTTTCCTGCCCGTTCACGCTTGCTCAATAGAAGCTACGGTGTTAATCTTTCAGCAGATTGGTGGACTAATGAGAGCCTGTACAACTCTCCTGCCCGTGGATACGGGTTATCATTAGCCCATCAACAGTTCACTCGTTGGCCACGGTTGGCCCAGTCAAGGACTGACTACCTCTCTCTCCTCTGAACCCCACCCTCCGGTTCAGAGGAGTTTTTTTTATTCAAAACAAAAACCCCATCTCGTTAAAAGTGGGGTTTCGGTTCCCTTTGCCACCACAATCATTTATGATTGCATTTTCATTATATACCAGTGCTATAATAAATCAATGCAAAAACTCGTTAAGGGAAAATCATATTGTATTTTATGGATTGATACTTTTAACCAAAATACGTGGGAGGAAGAAGAAGATATAAAAGATTTAGCTCTAAAATCAAAAGATTACATAAAAACAGTGGGGTACTTTGTAGGTTCGTTTGGTCAGTTCACTTGTCTAGCCGCTTCTCATTCTTCAAATCCCAGAATGAAAGAGTGGAGTTGTATTGTCTATATTCCCTCTCGATCAATTACAGGGATAAAAAGAGTATAATATATAAAGACCAAACCACAGGAGGTTTCGATGAAAACCACCATTGAACTTCTCAAGGAGATTTTCAAGATTCGTGATAACTGGACGCTGGCCTATCGCATTTGCGAGGAGGTCGGCGAAAAGAATCCATCGTGGATTCAGGCTGTCTACCACGCCATTGAAAGTGGTGATGTTCCTGGAGTTGCTACGGACTGTCTGCGGATAGTCCAGCAGAGGATCGGAGGCGAGTAATGTTGTTTTCAATAGACCAAATTCTTCTTCTGGTGCAAATGGCAACGAGCGAAGAAAATCGTTTCTTCTGCTACCGAGACCGAATGGAACGAGGCATTGAGGGCGAAGCAAGTGTAGGAGACTTAATTGTCTACTATCTCGCTCATACCACAAAGCCCTTTGCCCTTCAGGAGTTTGAAGTGGAGCTTGAACCCATGTAGGAGAAAACCATGCGTAATATCGTGGTAGACGCGTGTAAAGAGTTCAACATCGAACCGAAAGTTCTTTTTGAGCGTGCGGCCGCTCACGCCGAGATAACGCCAGTCTCATATTACTTTAATCGGTTCTGTGAGAAAGGCGACATTCCATGGTGGCTGACCGATTACGTACTTGAGCACTGGCCCAGGAAAGTGGCCGTGCACTAGGTTCTAAGGGGCTTCGGCCCCTTTATCTTACCCCTTACTTCCCTTACCATCATATTTATAAAACTCTTGAGCTGGAATAGTAGTGGTAGCTGGAGGAGTGTAGATTACTGTAGTGGTTGTATTTGAGGGCCAAATATATCCTGGCACCACACCACCGCCGCCGACCATAGGAGCGGCTTCGCCACTTACAGCCGGAGTTGGAGCCGGCGGAGTTACTAGTGTTGAACAATCTAAACCCTGATTGGCGTCTAAAATAGCATAGTCTTGTGAGTCTATTACTCCATCGCCATTCACGTCTCCCCACGGATTTTTACTATCAAGAATGAGATAATCAGCCCCATTTACAAACCCATCGTGATTGGCATCTCCATGGGCAATACAGGCCGGAGAAGTGGGGTCAGTAATAGGAGCGGTATCGGCATATACAAACGCTGAAACTGCAAAACAAAGCGAGAGAACGAACACGATTGGCACAATGTATTTTTTCATAGTAAGATTATATATTATTAAGTAACACAATAAAATGAATAGTGTTCTAAAGTCACTTCTTCATACAATCATAACAGCAGTTTTGGGATATATTGCTCTTATCCATCCTAGTTGGGCTGATATAACTATTGGTGGCGCAATTACTTGGTTTGCTAATTGGTTGCTTTCTCACTATATTGCCACCACTACCGGAGCGAGTGCACGACAGAATCTTAGTTAATTTTCGCTAGAGTACGTCTTACTCATGGAGCGTACTCTAAGGAAAGTTAGTTAATCTATGGCTGACCATTCTCCAACAATTATGGAAATAGCAATCATAGCTATCCCACTTGAAAGAATTAAAAGTAGTTCAGAAACAGGATAAGTTATTAGTTTGTAAAAATACATCCCCCACCACATTACTTGATAAGCGGCTATTCCAAAGATTAGTTTTCTCATATTATTTCTTTAATTTCACTTACTCGTAATCTAAAAATCTTTTTGTTAGTTCCATCATCATTTGGAATATCAGTAACTGCTCGAACTTCACCAGTCAGTGTTACAGTGAAATCCTGCTGAAACTTTAACTTCTCTGCTACTTCTGGTGAGAGTTCGCAACTGCCCGAAAATTTGAGAATATTTTCCATATTAGTCATCATATTCAATTATTTCTAATTTCTTATAAATTCTTTTCATGTTGTCATTTAATGCAATACTACCGCCGAATTTTTTACCTCTCATCTCATAGTGTTTCTTTGCTTCTTTTAGAAGTTCGGTAGCGTGGCCTTTTCTTTTTTCTTCACTCTTAATTGCATAAAGAGTCGCCCAATTGTCGCCTACTCCAAAATCAGCAGTACACGATTTATTGTTCCATCGTTCTACTTCCATGCCCATACATTCAGCAATCTCTAGGGTCATTCCATGAGGTAGATTCATTAGGTATTTGGATTATCTATCTTATCATTAAACGCCTTTTCATCCCACAGTTCTTCATCTGGTGGCGGTTCGGTGAAGGGCCCCGGCCGACCATTGACATAGCCTATTCTTTCTTCTCCACCGAGGTGACGAATAATTTGGTCTAGTTTTTTCTCTACTCGTGCGGTTTGACCGGTAATGAAATGCTGGAGGGCCGCTAGTTCCGACTTAATAGCGTCATCCTTTTTAGGTAGGACAATGTTGTAATAATCCTTGCCATTATAGGGTTCGATTTTTACTTCCGCGACTTCGACCTTTTTGCCAATAGCCCAATCAGCTGTTTGCGGCCCAACCCAGAAATTAACGTACTTATCTCCAAACTCCACGCATTTCAAATAACTCTTTTCTTTGGAGCCAAACTTTGTCTGAATTGTCTTAGGTTGGCCCATTTGGGTAATTGTTAAGGTTTTCATTTGAATTGATTAAGAAACTTATATGCTGTTAATAATCCCTTAAAGGCTTCTTGTAGTTTATCCACCGCAAACCACGGGCGAGCTTCTTTGCCCTCAAGAGGAACACCAAGCACGAATGAGATTGGAGTAGGAAAAAGAAACGAATAACCTCCCATTTGGAGTAAATCGTTTTCATAGATTACCGGCCGATCTTTGAAATCGAGAATAACGATTTTTCCATCAGCAGTTTCTACAATGAGGTCGGTGATACCAGCCAACCAAAGTTCCTCACTATATGATTTCTTTTCACTCGCGATTATCCGTGCGTCTTTTCCGATATGAGGAATAGCAAGCTCAAGAAATTTTTGCACCTTTGGTTCATCTGCCAAAAAACTTCCTGTGGTCAAAAATTTTCCCTCGTTTTCCTCAATACACTTCTGTGCCCATTTATTCAAGATTTCATGGCTATCAGTACCCTTCTTAGCCCGGTCTTTAGCGTATTTTGCGTGAGCCGTATACGCTGATTTAAGAGCTTTTTGTTGTTCTTCGGGGTTTAGGGTGAGTATGCGATTTACTTCGTTCCTAAAGCCTTTTAGAGCTTCTGGAGCGTCTTTTGGATCGTAACCTAGTCCCATCAAGGCTCTCCGAGAACCATAATAGGCGGCTTGACTGAAATTGGTGAGGATTTTAACTACACTAGAAATACCAATAAGGTCTTTCCATTCTTCATCAATCAAAATCTGATGGCGGTGTTCATCCTTCAAAAATCTGTAGCCCTTATTTGACATATACTTTGTTTAACATTTGTTTAATAACTTCATTTCTATCCTCCCCTATAACCCGTTCTCTTGTGGTCAAAAAACCATTCTCAAAAGTCTGTTCGGCTCTAAAACCTTTAATTGTTGTGTAACCTTCTCCGTTCTTTTTCCAAATATATTGTGGAGTTATAATCATACAATTTCATTAAGTTTTTTTATTGTTTCTAGGATCATATCTCGAAAGTCCATTTGAGTTTTTATATATTCTGTTCGGGCTTCCATTTGGGCTTTCATATGTTCCATCGCATATTCACCAAACTGTTTGATTATTTTTTTACATTCTTGGATTTCTTTCATCTTAATTTTTTGAGATTGATAGGCGAACCATTGTGGCAACGACTGTATTTTCATGAATGACATAAATGATTGCCAGAAAACAAACCACTAAAAGGAACATTGAAATCCAGCCCCATATTCTGTCTCTTTTTTCCCAATCTTGGCGTTTGCGCCATTCAGATTTGTACATAGGTTTAGAATTAAAATTCATCGGGTTCAGGTACACCGACAAAGTTAGTAATGCCATCTAACGTGAGTTCGACCGGTAAATACTCACGACGAGTAGTGGGACGCTGTTCATCATCTTCATCCATGCGGATAACATACTCTCTACCGTTCTCATCACTCATCACGTCTTTATCTTCTAGCCCTTTTTCTTCTAACCACTCAATACGTTTGTAGTATTGAGCTTCTTGAACTTCATCGTTTATTTTTGTACTCATGGATTTTTATTTACTTGCTAATAGTGAGAATATAGCAAGCCGTTTGCTAAAGTCAACCTACCTGTTAATAACTTAAATTTGACCATGTATCTAGCCGTATGCTACCATAGAGCAAATGAATAAACAAGAGCTTCACGAATACTTTTCTAAACTCGGCAAGAAAGGTGGAAACAAAACAAAAAAACTTTATCCCAAAGAATTTTTTATTGAAAATGGTCGAAAGGGTGGGGAAGCTAAGAAAAAGAATCTTGAAAATGAAAAGAAAGAAAAAATCCCCTTGGCCTAATTACAAAGTAGTAGAGTTACCGAAAGAACTAATTACTTTTGGTACTACATTATTTATTCGTGACGATAAACACGCGTTACGTATTGTATTTCCTGCTGGCCAAGTGATTACTTTTTGTCCCGAAACTGAAATACCAGAAGGACAAAATGCTCTAGAAAAATAATCCACTCTTTCCACAAGTTTATCCCCTTTTTAGATTTTTGAGCTAGTAAAAATGGTATACTAGTGATAACCTTTGCGCGCGGTAGCCTCACTCACTCGCAAAGGGGGTGAGGCTTTCGCGTTAGGGAATTATTATTTGGTAAATAATTTATGGCACAACGAAGAATGTTTAGTAAAAGTATAACAAGAACAGATAAGTTTCTTGACATGCCCCAATCGGCTCAAAATCTTTATTTTCATTTAGGTATTGAAGCAGATGATGATGGATTTGTTAGTCCTAAGATGATTATGAGAACACTAGGAAGTATGGATGATGACCTTAGTGTTCTTATCTTAAAAGGATTTGTAATTCCTTTCGAAAGTGGTGTTTTAGTAATAACCCACTGGAAAGAGAATAATTACATTCAGTCGGACCGATATAAACCGACAATTTATCAAAAAGAGCTTGAAGAACTTGGATGGATTGGAAATGTATACAAACTGGATACACAGGTTAGGTTAGGTAAGGTTAGGTTAGGTAAGGAAAGCTCACAAGAGCGCGTCTTTGAAAACAAAAATTTATTGAAAGAAAGGAAACCAACCCCAGAAGACTTCAGAGACTTTGAAAAGTTTTGGAGTGTATATCCACGGCAAGAGCGTAAACCACGTGCGTTGGAAGAATGGTGCAAGATTTCACCTTCACCAGAATTGATAAATAAAATCGTTGAAGCTGTTTCCGCCCAAAAAAACACCGAACAGTGGCAAGAAGAACGATACATACCCCATCCTCACACATGGCTAGCCGAAAAAAGATGGGAAGAAGAAATCAAGACTCAATTAGCCGACGTTAAAAAATATTAAAATGGCAAAAATATTCATAAAGAAAAATAAAACTCCGTTCGATGTTTCTTTCTTAAAAGCTGAAGCAATTAAAAAAGACTGGATGAATAAAAATATTCCTCGAACCCAACCGATAGAGATTGATTACTTTGCGGGGACATTAGGAGATATTGCTAGCTTTGATATGCGCGGAGAATATCAAGCTACTGACAACTTTGAAGAAATAAAATATCACGAACCCTCTTCCGAGGAGCGAACAAACATGGATAGAATATCTCAAATGGTAAAAGAGAGTTTTGCGAAAAATAAAGATAAAAAAGTTTTTGTTCCACAAAAATCACCGCGATATTTTTACAACGAACAGACTAGGCAGATTATAGAAAAATAAATCATGTATACTCTCTGCGACCGTTGTGGTGGAAAGTTAGAAAAAATCCGAGTAGTGAGGAATATTCATGGCTGTATCTGCCAGAAGTGCCAATACAAAGCGGCGAAAGAAAGAGAAAAAGCAAATAAATTATTAAAAGCAACGGAATACATTGGTGAACGCTTTGGTCACGCTATCACTCGTTTTGAAGAAGTGCCAACAAATAAAATGCCTCTCAAAGCCTCAAAACTGCCATTAGACAAGAGTTTAACCCCTTAGTCGTGTCTAGACCCGAAACCACTAAATCTTTGAAGCTACGAGCTTGGCGGGCCATTTCCTTGTTTGTGAGAAAACGAGATAAAAAGTGTGTTACCTGTGGCAAGACTGATGGCCAGTTAGATTGTGGTCACTTTTTTCCAAACACTGAACGCAACAGCCAGCTCGGCGGCAATGCTCTTTGGTATGACGTACGAAACTTAAATGCACAATGTTCATTCAACTGCAACCGTATGCAGTCTGGCAATCTTTCACAATATGCAATTTATTTAGAGAAAAAATACGGTCATGGCATTTTGCAAGAATTAAATACACTCTATCAGACACCAAAAAAATGGACGGCTGATGAAATTAGAACGATTGCCGAGAAGTATGAAATCTTAGAGAAAAAATTATAAAAGTTATCAACACCCTAGTTTGACAGTAGTACCCTAAAGCACTATAATAGAAGTATTATTAATTGAATTATATATCAATGTTCACCCCTAAAGTTAAAAAGATAGTCGTACAGATATTTGATATGTAATATAAAAATAAATAATCATGGCGCTCATCGTTCAACGAGTCTGGGTTAGTAAAGAACAATTAGAGTTTCTTAAAAAGACTGCTAAGAAATTAAAATGCTCACGCTCACAAGTAATTCGAGATGGTGTAGATTTATTACGAGGTAAGATTAAAATAAAATAACTATGAAAAAAGTATTAAGACATGGTGATTGGCAACTGATTGAAGTTTCTTCTAAAGACTTTGTGGGTGAAAAAGTAAAACACGGCAAGGATTTTATCTTTGCTGTTGGCGAAGCGACAAATCATTACCATACTATCGTTGCCGAACGAGAAAAAGACTTTGAGCTTATTAAATGCCCCGATGGTTCATATCTCGTAAACTTTCTTGCTGAAGCAAAAGCTACTCATCCAGAACACTCTCTGAAAGGTGATTTAGTTATTCCTATAGGAACCTATCGTCTTACTCAACGTCGTGAGAAAGATTGGTTTCAAATCGCCACTCGGAAAGTGATTGATTAGTAAAAAAATATCCATGATTGAAAAACTCACCCCCCAACAGGAAGCTCGATTCCCAGAGTTCATAAAAAAGTGGACTGATATTGGTCTTTCGACCGAACGAGCCAATAGAAAAGAAGCTGAAGAAGGAATAAAAGAGGCATATAAAATTGCTGGATTAAAAACACCCAAAATAGTTTGGTGTGATTCCCCCCTATCGCACGTGTGGGCCAGCGTGGGGGCCAGCGTGGGGGCCAGCGTGTGGGCCAGCGGATATGGTCAACATGAGGCCAACTGGTTAGCCTTTTATGATTTCTTTAAGGAGGCTTGTAAATTAGAACAAGAAACTAATAGACTAAACGGTCTCTGGAAGATAGCAAAAAATGCTGGGTGGTTTTTACCACATGAAAATATCTGTTGGATTTCTGAACGACCTATTGCACTACATAGGAATGCTCGCGGCCAACTTCACAATGAAAACGGAATGGCTATTAAATATCCTGATGGCTGGGGAGTTTATTCCCTCAATGGAGTAAGATTTACCGAGGAACTTTACAACAAAGTTATCTCAAAAGAGTTTTCCTTTGCCGACCGAATGAAAATTGAGGATATAGACCAGCGTACTCAAGCCATCAATCCAAAGTTTTGCGATTTGGATGCCTTCATTAAAGAAGCAAAAGGAGAACTACTTGATGAAGTAAATAAGTTTGATATTACCGGCGAGCCAGTGAATTACAAACTATATAAATTTCCTCAAGGAGAAATCTTCACTGAAGATGCCTATTATTGCCTTTTTGATTGTCCCTCGACCAGAAAACGCCACATGGAAGGAGTAGAAAAATGTAAAACCGTGGCCGAAGCTCAAGCATGGGCTATGAGCGATGAGAATATCGGCTTAATAGTTACCCCAGAAGATTGGAAAAATCTCATACCTTTACAGCATGAAACATAGTCTTACAAGCGTTTAAGAAATAGATATGGAAACCACAATATCTACGAAAACCCCGATCTTTTAACTTCTAAAACATGAAGCGCCTATACCTTAAGTACCTCAAAATCAGCCACAAATGGGAAAACTGCCACTCTGGTACAGGATTTATCCAAGGCACCGGCTTTGATATTATGATTAAAAGGCTAAGAATAGGTACTTGGTTTAGTGTGTTGACTGAATTCAAAATAACGGCTGACAGTGAGTGGCTACGGAAATTGAAGGAGAGAATGGAATTGGACACAGAGCAACAAAACCGCGAAAAAAACAGGCATTAACTATGAAATCCCTCAAACTATGAAACCCCTCACCAAAAAATCCCCTACTCTTGATAGCCTCCTCAAAGGCTACTCCTACATCAACTCCAATATCATCGAGGCAAACTTTCCTCGGCCAGAGAAGATAGAAACCGAGGGCTGGAAGCTAATTAAAATGGAAAAAATAGCCACTTCTGAAGAAGTATTGGCGGAAATTAAAAATCAAGGTTGTCGGCCGGCCAATCTATGGGAATTGGCCCTCTGGAAAAAGAATAACGAAAAAAGTATTGAAAGACCATCGTGGACGGTTGCTTTTGGTCAAATATGGACAGATGCCGACGGCCACCACAGGGTGCCGCACGTGCACTGCGACTCGGACGGTGACTTCGAGTTCAACCTTGGCTACTTCGAGGATGTCTGGTTCGACGGCGATGCCTTCCTCTGCTTCTGCGACCAGAATGTAGAACCTAAGACCCTTAAAAGCTCTGATACTTTGGTCCTTGAAAATCGGGTTAAAGCCCTTGAGGAGTGGAAGGAGAAGGTGTTAGAAGCGTTTAGGTAACCCTATAGAGAAATATGAAAACAAAAATAATTACAGCAAAAGACCTTAAAGACACTGATAGTTACTACAAAGAATACGTAGGCAAAGAAGACTTAACTGATTTTGATGGTAATCTTGAAATATCAGCAGACTTGGGTTGGGTATTTTTCAAGAGTCTCAAGATAAAAGGTTTTATTCGGTCATTGGCTGGCTCGGGTATCGAAGCTGGCGAGGGTATCAAAGCTGGCGAGGGTATCGAAGCTGGCTGGGGTATCGAAGCTGGCGAGGATATCAAAGCTGGCGAGGGTATCAAAGCTGGCTGGGGTATCAAAGCTGGCTGGGGTATCGAAGCTGGCGAGGGTATCAAAGCTGGCGAGGGTATCGAAGCTGGCGAGGGTATCGAAGCTGGCTCGGGGGGTATCGAAGCTGGCTCGGGGGGTATCAAAGCTGGCTCGGGTATCGAAGCTGGCTGGGGTATCGAAGCTGGCGAGGGTATCAAAGCTGGCGAGGGTATAGAAGCTGGCTGGGGTATCGAAGCTGGCGAGGGTATCAAAGCTGGCGAGGGTATCAAAGCTGGCTCGGGGGGTATCAAAGCTGGCTGGGGTATCAAAGCTGGCTGGGGTATCAAAGCTGGCTGGGGTATCAAAGCTGGCTCGGGTATCGAAGCTGGCTCGGGTATCAAAGCTGGCGAGGGTATCAAAGCTGGCTCGGGTATCGAAGCTGGCTCGGGTATCAAAGCTGGCGAGGGTATCGAAGCTGGCGAGGATATCAAAGCTGGCTCGGGGGGTATCAAAGCTGGCTGGGGTATCGAAGCTGGCCTATCAATCTCTTGTAAACTCTCCCTCAAGGTCGCCTACCGAATTTTTGCTGGCCTAGCCTTATGGAAAAAAGAAATTACTGATGAAGAAAAAACTATCACCTGCAAAAAACTTAAGAGTGGCATAGTTGAATACGGAATCTTAAAAGAGCTTGATAAATAGCCCGTTCAAATATGAACCCTCCTAAGACAAAAGAAAAAGTAATAAAGGCGTGGGCGATTGTTTGGAAACACAACGGAGAAATCGAAGAGGCGTATGATGATTTTGAAATGGCCGACGTATTTTTATCACTAGCAGGGGCACGAAAATATGTCAAAAGATACTTTTGTGCAAAGCATGGCTGGAAAAAAGGCGACTTCAATCGTGAACTTAAAATCCTCCCCATTACTATTCAATTCAAATAATAAATGTTCCACGTACCAGAAAATCTAAGAGTTAAAGAAGGCCATTTAGCCTCTGATGAAAGCTACGGAAACAATGGTTGCTTCGTTCTAGCCCAAGATATCAAAATAAAAAATACCCTACAAATAATTGCAAGCGATGGTGAGGGTTGGGAACATGTATCGGTTTCACTTCCGTATCGCTCACCAACGTGGGAGGAAATGTGCAAGGTGAAAG